AAAATGGATTAACAACATTAAAAAAGAGAGTGAGAGTACAAAAGACTTTACTCAAATAAAAGAATACAAATTTGGTACAAGTGATCTTGTAGTTCCTATTAGAGCAGATGGTATGATTAATGCAACAGCTTTATGTAAAGCTGCTAATAAATTAATTGGACATTATTTAGAAAATAAAAATACTAAAGCTTATTTACACGCATTAGAAATCAATATCGGAATTCCGATGTTGGAATTAATAAAGGTTCAAGTTGGGGGAAATTATAATGGTACATGGATCCATCGTAAAGTTGGTTATCATTTAGCACAATGGTTATCTCCTGAATTTGCTGTACAAGTATCTAATATTCTTGATGAATTATTTATCACAGGAAAAGTAGAGCTTGGTAATGAAAAATCAAATGAAGAGTTGGAAACTATTTACAAAGAAAAAATCAATGCTCTTACAAACCAATTAGAAACAACTGAAAATCAATTAGAAACAACTGAAAGTCAATTAGAAGTAATCACAAATGAATTTGAAATCATACAACAAAAACATAATAAATTGTTAATTACACACAATTCTGCTTTGAAAAAACATAGTTATTTTAAATTCAAGCAATCTGGCCCTTGTTTATATGTTTTTCATTCTGGTTATGAATACCTTGATCGAATTGTTCGGCTTAAATTCGGTATTGCTGGTACTAGTGATAAAGATGGAAAAATCTGTACGATTGACGATCGTTTGAAAAATCATCGAACGGATCACCCAACGCTGATGCTAGATTTTTTGATTTTTACAAAAGATGCTAAATTTTTGGAAGACGGTATCAAACGTTATTATCGCAAAGAAATCAATCCTAACGGACATGAATGGTTACAAAACGTAACTGCTGATCAAATCATTGATCGTATACAAAATGTTTTAGACGAATTTGGTATTGATGATTATAACATTGTATCATCAGAAACATTGAAAAAGTATAATGATTATGTGATTACAACGGTAAAAGTCGACGAAAAGTGTGAAAGTGATTGTGAAAGTGATTTTGAGAGTGAATACGAAGAAAGTGATGATGTTGAAGAAATTTACGAAGAAAGTGATGTTGAAGATGATGTTGAAGATGACGATGATGTTGAAAGTGACAAAGATGAAAGTGACAAAGAAGAAGAGATTGATGAAGAAAAAGATGAAAGTGATAAAGACACTAAAGTTGATAATGTAATTGAAGAAAAAATTGACAACATGCAAGAACAAATGAACGAATACAAACAAATTCTTGATAATCTTAGTTCCTATACAGTTAAAAAAATGGAAGAAATTTTAAAAAAGCTTGGTCAAACCATTTCAGGTACCAAAGACGTAAAAATAAAGAAAATCAAAGATAAATTAGAACCTATTATTTACAAAAAACCACTCACCAAAGTATGTGATACATGCAACACTAAAAAAGAAATGAATGATACTCATTTTCGTAAGTATAACTATAACGAAACTTCTTTTTGCGATACATGTAAAGCTTGTGAATTTGAAAAATGTGCTCAGCCACCTGTTCCCATTAAACCTGTTCTTTTTACTGAAATTACACCAGGTATGAAAACATTACATTGTAAATTATGTAAACAACACCGAAGTATAAACGATTTTTATAAAAATAAAAGCAGAGGTAGTCGCGGTCATGATTATAACTGTAAAAACTGCGAAACACTTCGTAAATGTGGCTCACATGAAGTACGAGAATTTAAGAAAAAACCTATAAACATACCAGAAAATCAAAAGTGGTGTCCAAAGTGTGAGACTGTCAAAGAACGATCTTTGTTTTGTCCTGGACTAAAACGACCTGATGGTTTACAGTATTCTTGTAAAATTTGTACGAATAAACATAGTCGTAGCAAAAAAACATTGAATAAATTGAAAAGCCAAAATATTTAAAAATCTTTTTAAATAAATGAGTAATAATGTGAGTGATAATGAAATCACAAAATCATTTGGAACCATTTTAACTGATAACACCCACGTAAAGGCTCAAGCAGCCCGTTATAAACAAGAAAAGAAAAAGTACCTGAAAGTAATGCCAAAAATTTTCAATCCTTTTGATACCTGGGGCAACTTCCTTTCGGACATAAAAAATCAAGGAAAATGTGGAGCCTGTTTTGCGTACAGTATTTGTGGTTCTTTTAATGACCGTTTGGCAATCATGACGCTGGGTCAATATTTTGATTCATTATCGCCATATCAAATGATTATTTGTCAAGGTGCAATCCCTCCTAAAGATACAATGGATTCAGAATACATTAAAGAAATCAATAAACAAGCCCATTCACAGGGTGCATGTAATGGAAGTAGTTTATATTCTAGTATGGATTTTCTGTATTGTTTTGGGGTCACTACAACTCGTTGTGTTAATGCTGGCGAATTTGCAGACTATAAAATTAAAAAACCTGAAGATGTAATCACCGATAAAGATATCCCTATTTGTCAAGATATTTTAGGGTCTTCCTATGATACATGCCTTGATAAAAGTGTTGCTTCACGTTTTTATAGAACCATTGCTGGTTACGCTGTCGATAATGACGTCGAATCAATTAAACAAGAAATTTACAAATGGGGTCCTGTATCAACGGGCTTTCAAGTCTATAATAATTTTGTACGTGATTATGATGGTATAGGTATTTATATGGGACCAGCAAAAGATTCAAAAGAATCGCCTATTGGCGGTCACGCTGTGAAAATATTGGGATGGGGCCAAGAAAAAGTCGGTGATGAAATGGTTGATTTTTGGTGGATTGAAAATAGTTGGTCTACAGCTTGGGGTCGTGGGGGATATTGTAAGTTTAAAATGAACATCCCAGAATGTCAATTAGAGCAAAATGTCGTTGCAGTTATCCCTGATTTACCAGGATTTAAATTAGATTATTTACTTTATAAAATTAACGTGGATCAAACCAACGATTTTATCCGTTCATGGTTTAAAGTGGAGCCGCTTACAGGATATAAATATAGCGCTATTGAAAAAATTAAAGAAGGGAAATTAAAGGGAAATTTAGATAACTTTATTTGTAAATATCCACCAGATTTCAAGACAATGTGGGCGGGTGAAATGACGATAGAAGATATGGAAGCATTTGCATTAAAATTAAATAAAAAGTATGGTATATCAACCACGTATTGGTTGATGATTATACTTTGTTTGATTGGGAGTTTTTACATTGGTAAAGGTGTAAGATTTTTTTATCACAACAAACGGTAAGTAGTTTTTACAATAAATTTTTATTGTAAAAATATAAAAGTAAAATAGGGAGTATAAAATTTATTCATCGTTTTCACAAAATTCATCAAATTTCTTCATAAATTCAGGATTACCTAGATGTTTTGGATGATATACTTTTTTACCAGTTTTTAAGTAATGATTTTTGTACATTCGTAAACCACCATATGTAATACCTCCAATATGACGAGCTGTTTTATCATATTTTGGTTCATTTTCAGGTTGTTTATCTTCTTCGTCACTTTCAGGTTCTTCATTTTCTTCGTTATCGTCTTCTTCATTTTGATTATCTTCGTCTTCACTTGTTAAGTATTCATCGCATAATTTTCTATTTTCAATAGATGATGGTAAAAGTTTACTCAATTGTTTTCGATAAACATCTCCATCTTTATCAACATTTTTTATTTTTTTATATACATTTTCTAATTGTTCAAGCTGATGTTTGGTTTCAATAATATTAGTATTATTATCATCTTGAATAAACCGTTTAAGACGTCGTTTCAAAATTGTCATTTCTTCTTTGTACAATTCATCAACTTTATTAAACCCTTTAGACATTAATTTAATAATGATAAAAGCATTACTATCTTCTGTTTCATTCTGGTTTTTATCTGTAAATACAAATCTTTGTCGCGATTTATCTGTACATAAATACAATGGTTTATCTTTACCTAATAAAAAGTGTTTTGTAGTAAAATCAGCTAAACCTTTTTGTGATTCAAAAAGGTCTTCCATTGTATAATTCTTTTGAAATATTTCTTCAATCATTTCTTTAGTTAAAGATAGTATACTACCGTAATTATGTGTTGTATTGTTAGTTAACGTATTTTTGGTTGAATTATCAGTATTAATTGTAATTGTTTGTTGGACTGGATTACTCTTTAAAATTTCAATTTCTTTGGTAATTTCTTCAAATTTTTTAGTTAAATCTTGTATATTACTATTTCTTATATTTTTTTTACAAATATCAACATGCGATAATAATCTTTGTTTTGTTGTTAATATTTTTTCACAAAATTTACATTTATGTATCTCTTTTAATTTTGGTTCTTTAGTTTGTTTAGGTTGTTTAGGAATATTTATTGATTTTTCATGCCGAATAAGACTATATTTTGTAGTATATGATTTATTACAATGATTACATATATGTGAGCTCATTTTTATTATATACTATATTTTTAAATTAACAATTAATTTTTTAACAATTTACAGTATACCTTTAACAAAAAATTGAATAATTTATAACCTATATAATGTATAACATAACATTTTTTACATTTTATATTTGTAAATATATTTTTTATTCTTTATTAATGGTTAAAAATAATATTTACAATTGTTAAAAAACAACTGTAAATATGTGTGTGTGTTGAATTAATTTTTAAAATTAATTATTGTTAGAATTTATAAAATTTTAAAAATTAATAAATAATATAAAAATAATTTTTAACAAATTTACTAACTTTATAACTTTTTTAACCAAAATTTTGTTAAAAAAGTTATGTTAATTGTAAATAATTAATTATAGTCTTATTTAAACCTAATATGTTACAATTAACAATTATTTTTTTAACAATTTAGGTTAAGACATTAATGTTAATTGTAAAATATTTTAATAATATTTTGGCTTATTTTTTACCATATTTTAATCGATAATTTCTAGCACAAACAGGACCATACCCAACGTCTATCGATTTTTCGTTGCTTAATGGAAGATTGCAAAAACAACAACGGCCTGTACGACGTCCATATGCATGAGCCATTCTTTCCGGATTATTATTGAATGCTTGAAGTGCGTTCATTAACTGTTCTATAACATGTTCAGGTATTTTCTTTGATGGTTGAAATTTTCCATCCAAGAAAATCCTACCATACCAAACACTTTTTGAGACAACGTTAATTGTACCAGGAAGTTGTGATTGTTCCCCCGCAATTGTAAGAGAATACGTAGCATCATCTGTAACAATTTGTATACTAGGACTTTTTATTGTTTCTTTTGCGTAATTTAACATCTCTACGATATTATCAAGTTTTATTTCTACTTTGGGACTAACTTTGGGACTAACTTTGGGACTAACTTTAGCACTAACTTTGGGACTACGACTACGTTGTTTGGGGCTAACTTTAGGACTAACTTTAGGACTAACTTTAGCACTACGTTTTGGGCTAACTTTTTGTTCCAATATATCCATAGCATGAAATATTTCATTTAATTCTTCTTCTGTAAATGTATCTGGAATTTTAGAATTAACTACTTTTGGCGGACTACTACGTCGATAGCATGCCAAAACACGATCATAGCCAGGTGTATCTTTTTTAGCAAATTTTACTCCTTGTTCTTTACAACATTTATTCCATTTTTCTTTATCAAAAACAGACATTCCTTTTATTTTAAACTAAAAATAAAAGGATTTTCATTTAAATAAATAAATGAGTAGTGTGCCACCTACTCTTAAATTTGGTAGTTTATTAAAAGATCATCCTGAAGTATTAAGACAATCACAACGTTACCCTACTACCGATATATCGTTATGGTGGGATGATAAAACATTTTATCGTACACTTCCACCTGCATTTGACGGGCGTGAAGCATGGCAAGCATACACATGTTTTCCAGCTACTCAACGCTGTGCTGATTCTTGGGCAATTGTTGCTCGAGACGTTTTGGCCGACCGTTTTACGCTTGGTACAGGCGGTGAAATCGCATTACAATTAAGTGATACAGAAATTGTTGCTTGTATCGATACATCTCCAAAGGCTTATTTAAAAGGTATAGATTCAGCCAATAGTCTAGATTATAAAGATGCTTGCCAAGGGTATAGTATTTACGATGCATGGGAGTATATTTATGCATATGGTATTCCTGAAAGTAATTGTTTTTCACATAAAAAATTGCAAAATCATATACCATCTTTTAAACTTCCCGAAGAAATATCATTTACTGAGAAAAAGCAGATATACGGTGATCAATGTAAAAATATTGAAAGTGACCAACATGAATGTATATGGAAAAAAGATGGTTTACCGGTGGCGCGACGTTCTTTTTTTTCTAATGCCATTTTTAACATCTCACAATACAAACTAGGACCTTCTGGTGAAAACAGTGAATTCTTACTTGATAAAACAGTGGAAGCTATCAAATACGAATTGTTACGTTTTGGACCCGTTGCAGCTGGTTTTCTTGTTTTTGAAAATTTCGTTAATGGTTATGATGGTACAACCATATATCAAGAAGCAAAAGGAAAACCGTTGGGTGGCCATTATGTATCGATTATGGGTTGGGATACCGATAAAACAAGTGGTGTAAATTATTGGATTTGTCGAAATAGCTATGGCACTGATTTTGGATTAACAGGATTTTTCAAGATGAAAATTGGGATAAAAGAGTGCATGTTGGAAGAAAATGTTTCAACCGTTGCAGCTTATTTTTATGATCTTTTTAATACAGATTATCCAATTGATACATTGTTAAATGGTAAAAAAATTGATGTGACAGATATGAAAGATATAAACCCAGCGTTGTATGAGAAACGTAAAAAAGTAGATGTAGATAGCGCAACATTTTATACCAAAGATACATTAAAACTTGTAAAAGAAGGCAAGTTATATGGATCACTTGAACCGTTAATTGAAAATCCTAAACTGTTATTACCAAATCAGCGATTTTTCTGGGTTGAAGACTTTAAAAATTTCAAGTTTATCAATATAGAATACCAAAATAAATCAAGTGGTAATAAACAAGAAGATTCCAAAATTTTTTATCTATTTTTATTTGTAGTGGCTTGTTTAGGTATGGTTTATTTAGGATATAAGAGGGGTTCGCGTAAATAAATTCAGTTTATTTTGATTTATTTATCATTCAGTAAATAAATGAGTATTATTAAAACATTTGGAACATTTATGAATGATCAAAAATACAAATACGTAAATTTTAAGGCAAGTCAATTCAGTGACGTAAAAAAGAAAAAAATCAATAAAGATATACCACTGGAATTTAATCCATTTGACCATTGGGGTAATCTTTTAGACTCTATTCAAAATCAAGGAAATTGTAAAGCATGTTGGGCCATGTCTACGGCATCCGCTCTTACAGACCGATACGCATTAATGACCCTTGGGCAGTTTGTAGATGAGCTATCACCTTATCAAATGATCATGTGTCAAGGTGCAGTCGTCGTGGATGAAAAAAATGCTCAAAATGTTGAATACATTAACGAACTAAATGAAAAGGCCCATTCACAAGGTGCGTGTAATGGAAATAGTTTATACAGCGCCATGGATTTCATGTATTGCTTTGGATTAACAACTGAACGATGTGTCAATGAAGGTGAATTTTCACAATATGATATAAAACCTTTTAATGAAATTACAAGTGGTGCCGATGTTCCTCTTTGTCAAAAAGCTGTTGGAAAAGACTATGATACATGCCTTGATAAACAAACAGCTGCACGATTTTATCGAATTTGCACCGGTTATATTGTCGATCCAACTGTTGAATCGATCAAACAAGAAATTTATAAATGGGGTCCAGTGGTTGGTTGTTTTAACATTTATGAAGATTTTTTGAATGAATACGATGGCTTAACCATTTATAAGGGACCTACTACAACTACCTCTAGTCCATTAGGCGGTCATGCAATAAAAATATTGGGATGGGGTCAAGAAAAAGACCCTGAATCAGGGAATATTATCGACTATTGGTGGATTGCAAATAGTTGGTCTTCTTCATGGGGCCTCAGCGGCTACTTTAAGATGGCTATGAATATCAAAGCGTGTCAACTTGAACAGAACGTCGTTGGGTTTATACCAGATTTGTATGGATTTAAATTATCTTATTTATTGTATGATGTAAATATGAATACGGCAAATGATTATTTACGAGAACAGTTTGCTGTAGATAACAAAACGGGATATCGAAAGAATGCGATAAAGCTCATTAAAGATGGGAAATTAAAAGGAAATCTTGATGATCAGATATGTAATTATACACCGGATTTTGAAAAGATGTGGTTGGGTGAACTATATACAGAAGATGTAGTTTCAAATTATTTAAAAATCGCCCAGTTTTATGGTAAGGATAATAGTATTAATTTTTTTAAATGGTTTGTATTACTTTTAATTTGTTTTGTGTCTTACAAACTCGGCCAATACATACGAAAAAAATGGTAATTTTCACGGCCTTTTCACAAAAGGCCTGCTCCTCCGGAGCGTCAGCGAAGCTGACTCTTACTCCAAAACAGAGACCAAAACGGTGTTTTTAGTCTTAAACCAGTTTAAAATATTAACAAATAACAATAGTGGATATCCGGTGGTAATTTTTAAAATTAATATTATTTAAAAAATTATACTTTATATAAAGAGAGTTAAATCAAATATGGAAAATATAACTTATAAAGAGGAAGAATTAGATTATAAAAAAATGTATGAAGAGATGAAAAAAGAAAGAGATGAAGCACTTGAAAAATATAAAAAATATTCAAGTAGACAAACAGAACAAAGTTTAAGATATTATGAAAAAAATAAAGAACAATGTAAAGAAAGAATGAGAGAATATAATAAAACATATAAAGCAACCAATAGTTTAAAACCGATAGATCCTGAAAAAATAAAAGAATATAACAAACGAGCATATGAAAAACGAAAACAAAAAAATAATCTAGATGAATTAAAAAATGATTAGTTATATAAAAATTAAATAATATTTTATATAAAATATTATTTAAAAGAAGTTTATTATAATAAAGATATGACAGATACAACTTTAACAACATTTCTTAATTCAGAACTAACAAATGGAAAAGAATTGCGTTGGTTAGGAACATATGAAAATCCATTTTTTATTGCAAAAGATATTGCTGAATTTTTAGAATATACAAATACAAAAAAAGCAATTATAGATCATGTTGATGAAGATGATAAAATAAGCTTTAAACAGCTTAAACAAAATAGGGGTAACGAAACGTTACCCCTAAATATTCAGGATCAAACAATCTTGATAAATGAATCAGGGCTTTATAGTTTGATTTTAAGATCAAAGTTAGAAAAAGCAAAAGAATTTAAAAAATGGGTAACATCACTTGTACTTCCTAGTATTCGTAAAAACGGGCAATATAAATTAGAATCAATACAGAAAGAGTTAGAAACAACAAAAAATAACTATCAAACATTATTACTTAAACATAATTCATCTTTAAAAAAACATAATTATGTAAAATTTAAAGAGTCTGGTCCTTGTTTTTATATTGTTGATCCTGGTATAAAATGTGAGTGTATTTTCAATACTCATAGAAAAAAGTTTGGAATTGCAGGTATTTCTACTAAAAATGAACAAATTGATACAATAGATAAACGATTAAAAAGTCATCGTACAACATGGCCATTATTAAAAGTTGAATTTATTTTATTTACAAAACAAGCCATTATTATTGAAAAGAATTTCAAGATCATATATGAGAAAGAAATCAATCCAAATGGTCATGAGATTATTGAAGGCATTTCAACAGAAGTTATGATTAAAAAAGTAAAACAATTATTAGATTTTTTGATAATAAAAGATTTCTATATCATTTCTGGTGAAAAATTACTTGAATATAATAATTATGTTGATACAACAGTAAAAACTAGTAATTTAGAAGACGTTGACATTGAAGAACAAGAAAATGATGAAGAAGACATAGATGTAGAAAATATTAAAGTAGAAGAACAAGAAAATGTTAAAATTGAAGAAAACACAGATATAGAAAATATTAAAGTAGAAGAACAAGAAAATGTTATTGAAGAAAACGTTGAAGATATTGAAAAGTATAAAAAAATATTAGAAAACATTGAAAGTTATAAATATGAAAAATTAGCTGAAATATTACGTAGTGTAAATCTTTCTCCATCAGGTTTAAAAGAAAAACGTCGTGAACGATTAAAAATATTTCTTCTTGATAAACTGTCTATTAAAAAAAATACAAGAATATGTGAAACATGTAATATAGATAAAGAACTTGTCGAAACAAATTTTGTTGTTGTAAAAAGTTATTTGTTTGATAAGAAATATTCGACAATATGTATTGTATGCGAAATAGAACAATGTAAAGCACCTAAACGTAGTTTAGAAAAAACTGAAATTATAGAAGGAATGGAAACTTTATTATGTTTCAAGTGTAAAGAAACAAAAAGTGTTGTAGATTTTTTTAAAGATAAATCACGTGTTGGGAGAGGTTATGAATACTATTGTAAAAATTGTGAACTTTTTTCAAAACATGGGACATATGATGTTCGTAAAAAAGTTGTGAAACAAAAACCTGAAAATATCCCTTCTGATAAAAAATGGTGTATATATTGTGAAAAAATTCTTGAATTAATTAATTTTTGCCCAGATAAGCAGAAAGGATATGCATCATGTTGTCGTCCATGTTATAATAAAAGACGTGTAAATAAAAGACATTTACAAAAAATCATAAAATCACAACCAACAAATGGAGAAAATTAAATTATACACAGCTTTTTTCTTGTTATATTTATAATATATTTTATTATAAATAAAGGTAATTTTAAGGTCGGTCTGTTTACAACCGGATCTTTTTCATAAAAAGCCGTGATTATTTGTTTAAAATAGCTAGTTCATTCTTAAATTCGTTATTATATTTTGGATCATCAAAATTGGTAATATTCATCATACAATCTATAGCTTTCATCGTTTTATGATGCAATTGTTCTTTTTTACCTACTTCGTCTTTATCTAAATTCTCTCTTTCATAGTTTACATCTGATAAAATATTTTCGTATAAAGCTTTACTTGCATCTTTAATAGGTTTACTTACTTTTTCTGTAAAAATACGAGCTTCATGATCTTCATTCAAGTTTCGATGTTCATCCAAGTATTTAAACTTTTTTCTACTTGTATCTGTACATACAAGTAGTGCTTTTTTATCTTTTGTTTTTATAATATGGTCTGTACATAATTGAGCGATTCCTTTTTGACCTTCAAAGAACACTTGTTCGGTAAGATAGTTTATACAAACTTTTTTAATATCTTCAGGTTTTATGGTATCAACAAAGTATTTATCAGAAAAATTGTTACGAATATGATTATTTACAGTATTAGTGTTTGTACTCGTGGTAGGACGATCAACTGCATGTGTAGCTAATTTTTCAAAAGCATTTAAAAGTTTTTCATTTTGTAGTTGTAATTCCTTTATGGTTTTTTCGTGATTTTGTTTTAGTTCAAAAATTATTTTTTCATAATATTGTTTTAATTCGTTGTTTGATTTTTCAGTTTGTATATGTAGTTCTTTAATTATTGTTTCATTTGTTTGTTTATCTACATCAACTTTTATTTTTTTACAAGTTTTGAGATGCTTTGTCAAATTTGCTTTTAATGTAAAAATTGATTCACAACCATTGCATATAAATTTATTATCCAATGGAATCTTTCTAATATTTAAACATGTTTTATTATTACTTAAATGTGCTTTCAAATTATATTTATTTTTAAGAATTATATTACAGTATTCACACGTTATAGAATCGGTCATCTTTTATTTTATTACATTTATTTAAATTTTATTTAATTTTTTAAATAAAATTTGTATTTTATTTAAAAAATTAAATAAAATTTAACACAACATTTACAATAAAAATTTAACTATTTTTTAATTATTCTTATTTATGGTTAAATTACAAATATAAAAATATATTTTTAAAAAATAAAAGTCTAAAAAGTTTTTATATCAACACACACAATAATTGTGTGTTTGTAAAATTATTTTTTCTATAAAATAATTTTACAAAAGAAAAGTATTGTAAATGGGTACCTTATAATTAATTTTTTATTATATAATTAAAGATGTCATTACCTCCTACGCCTACACCTACGCCACGTGTTGTTTCAGAAAAATTATATACACGACAAGATACAACAGCACGTCCTAGTTCTTTTGCAAGCCCTCTTCAATCTTATATACCTGACAGCAAAGCCGATCAACATCATATGATTACCTTTAGTGAAATCGTTGAAGAATTAAAAAGCAAGTACAATTTCGAAGAGTCCGTAACATCAACATCATTAGATATTCTCGCACTTTACTTGAAAGGGCAAAAGATATTACATATGGAATCAAAGACATTATGTGAAAAACGTTTAAATAGTTTAATGTTACCTGCTATTATTATTAGTAGTGTTTGTGCAATACTCAACTTTGCAGTACAAGGTACTTCATATGGTGCCATTCTTGTATCATGTATGAATGTTGTCAATTCATTTCTGATGGCACTTGTCAGTTATCTCAAACTGGATGCAAAGGCTCAAGCACATCAATCATCTGCATATAAGTATCAAAAATTAGAAGCTACATGTGAATTCCATTCTGGCCGAATTCTTTTTTTTAAAGATGTAAAATCAAATCAAGATATTGCTACCATTGTTGATGATATCCAAAATCGAGTGCTAGAGATTAAAGAGTCAAATCAGTTTATTATTCCAGAATCTATTCGTTATCGGTTTAATGATATATTTTCCACCAACGTGTTCACCTTGGTGAAAGACATTCAAAATGATGAAATTATTTTGATTAATAAACTCAAAGTAATCGTACAAAAGATGCAATATATACGTCGTCGTCGTCATACGTCAAAAACACGATTACAAGAAATAATCGAACGTATTGCCTTTTTAGAAAATCATATAGAATCATTGAATTTAATAAAATTAGATGAAAATGAAAAAGATGAAAAGGGTGAAAATGAAAACGTAAAAGAAAATGAAAAGGGTGAAAATGAAAATGAAAATGAAAACGTAAAAGACAATCTTTATACGATTAAACAAACAGTTTTAACAGAATTGCAAGAATTAATTAAAGAAAAACGTGAGTGTACAAAAGCAATTGAAGATTTTACTTTGGAAAAAGAAAAAATGGAAAAAGAAAAAGTGGAAGCGCTTGAAGATGCTATTTCATTTAGAAAAACCTATCTTGCACTAAGTAGTAATTTTGACGAAGAAATGTTAAACGATCGTTTAGAACAAGGTAAATATTATGATTTGTGTAATTGGTGTAAAACATAGCATTTTTATAAAAAATATTTAATTTTTATAAAGTAAGAAGACGATGGAAAGCAAATCTATTTTATTTGGATGTCCATTAAAAGATTACCCAGCTGTATTAAAACAATCACAAAAATATCCTTTTATCCGTACCAAGTATTGGTGGAATAACTATACACCTTTTCGATTACCACCAGAAACATTTGACGGACGAGATGTCTGGAAAGCCTATACTCAGTTCCCTGATAATCAAAAATGTCAAGATAGTTGGAGTATTGTAGCTACTGACGTTTTAGCAGATCGTTATACGATTTTATCAGTTGCTCAAATTAATTTGTTCCTTAGTTCAGAAGAAATTGTTGCATGTATAGCTAAACCACCATTACCACGTTTACCTGGTATAGTTTCATTTTCACCCAATGAAGTATCCAACGAAGTATCCAAAGAAAATGTAAATAATAACAACACAAACAACGCGTGTCAAGGGTATAGTATCTATGATGCCTGGGAATATATTTACGAGTTTGGTGTACCCGAAACAAGTTGTTTTTCTGAAATAAAATTAAACAAAATTTTACCACTTCCAAAAAAGCTTACTTATCCCGAAAAAGAAAAAGTCTATCAAGGTTATTGTGATAAAGTTCGGTGTATTGGTGAAATTGATGGAAAACCTGTAGCTCGTCGTACCTTTTACCTTAATGGTATTTTTAACATTTATGAAACAACTTTAAATGGAAGCTTTGATTTACCTAAAACAGTAGAAACAATCAAATACGAATTGATGCGTTTTGGACCGGTTGCTGCAGGGTTTATTATTTATGAAAATTTCATCAACGATTATGATGGTAAAACTATTTATAAAAATGTCTCTGGAAAACCACTAGGTGGTCATTATGTATCCATCATGGGTTGGAGTAAAGATCAAACCACTGGAGATGAATATTGGATTTGTAGAAACAGTTTTGGTACCCTTTGGGGTAGGCTCGGATTCTTTTACATGAAAATCGGTATACCAGAGTGTCATTTAGAAGAAAACATTTCAGGATGTGATCCTTATTTTCACAAGTTAGAATTAAACCAGTTTGTATCGTATGATACAGAAATAGATGGAAAACGTGTAAATTTCAATGACATGTCATTGTTTAACCCAGAGTTAGCTCGTCGTCGAAATTTATTTGAAATTGATGAAGAAACATTTTATCCGGTAAAGACATTAGAACTAATTAAAAAAGGTAAATTGTATGGGTCATTACAACCGTTGATACAATATCGTAAAAATTTACCAGATCGCAACTATTATTGGGCAGAAGATTTTAGTAAATTTAAATTTGTTACAGAGGTAGAAGTAGATAAAAATAAACAATCAATTACAATAAACTATAATTATGTTTGGTATATTGTTTTTTGTATATTATTTATTTTTATAGGCTATAAAAATCGCTAACCTATTCACTATATCAAAAATAAAATCCGGCGTGATGGGCATGTACCCCTCAAAGTACCAATTTCATTTTTCCGTTGACATTTTCCAGCGCTCTTTTCATGTCTAAAAACCATGGATAGTCATAATTTTCGTGAATATTGTATAAAAAGAAATAAATCTTTTCCATCAATAAATTAATGGTTCGTTCCAACTCGCGTACACCTGATTTTTCAGTACCACAACTATTTACTAACGCATCGATTGATTTGTCTTTTAATATAAAATCATCATTAGATATTGATAATTCTTTCATAAACTTGGGTAATAAATAGTTTTTTGCAATCATTTTTTTCTCATTCATATCATATCCATCTACGTGAATCACTTCCAAGCGATCCAACATTGCCGGGTCATTTGGTAATTCATTCATACTATACATGAACCAAACTTTACTCAAATCTTGACAAATTTCAGGAAAATAGTTATCACGAAATTCATTGTTTTGTGAAAAGTCAGTAATATGTAGTAAAGTTGACATGATTTCTTTACGGTCAGATGCCTTATCAAACTCATCAAAAAATAAAATACCGTTTTTTGATCCCATTTGCGACATTGCACGACTAATTTCACCTGGACGACTTCCAATATACGTATAATCATGTCCTAACAGAAACTCTGGATTGGTCACACCTCCAAATGACAGTTGAGCAAAAGGAATATCTAAACATTTTGATAAAGCTTTAGCAATGGCTGTATTATGAGTGACTGTCCAATCACCTAATAAAAATCGTTTATTTCCACTAATAGTAAATCCGCAATAAGTACCTTTTCCAATAGGATTCACACGAAAACTTTCCATATATACTGGAAATGTAATAAAACGTTCTTGTTGTTTGCAACGAATTCCAGCGCTTTGTAGCAAATCAACAATATCTTTAATTGGATAAGATTCTTGTACATAAACCCGACTTGATACTAAAAAAGTATTATAAAATGTTATTTTATCACAAAGTCTCCATTGGAGATAATTAGGTGGTAATAAAGGAAAATGCGTCGGAGTTGGAACGTTTACTAAAACATCTTTACCAGAATATAATGAACCATATACACTAGCTTCTGAAGAAGCATTAATTGATCCATCAAAATACCCATTAATTGGAAGATATAATCCTTCACGTTCAATTACGTCGGTAACAGGTACATCTACAATTTTATTGTCATGAAAACGTAATAATGTCAAAATATGACTTTTATTTACAATATACGAATCACCATATTGTTGACTAATTTTATACATTTCTTCGTAACCAACAACCGTAGAAGTAACTTCACGAGGGGTTGAATCATCTCCCATTAAATAATCACCGACTTTGATTTTTTTTGCCAATTTAATGGATAGATTTGCCATTCGTACAGGCGTGTCAGGATGTAAACATTTACCTACACCAGGTTTACCGATCAATGCAATATTACAACCTTTTGAGCCACTAGCTTCACGTGAATCACGTAATTTTTTGTTTAAAAAGATAAGCAAACGTTCTTTTACATTTTTCATACCAAACAGCCTTTCGTCAAGATACTTTTTTGTTCGTGTTAATGTTTCACTTACTTCATCATATTGGATACTCATTTTATCGAGTGGTAAAGATGTTGCTAATTGTAGCCATCTTTTCAATTTATTTTTTTCATCACCTTTTTCTGATTCATGAAACTCGTCTAATTTTTCTTCGATAACTCGTTTATTATCGTATGATAAAATCATATTTTCAATACGTTGTTTAAACATTTCAATATCAGGATCTTCGGAAACAGGTTTTTTATTGTTATAACGATTGAATAAGTTTCTAAGATGATTACGGCAATCAATGTAATCTTGAGTGTATGGCATGATTTGTTGTAAACATTCATATTGTTCAATTAAATTTGCACGTTTTTCATTTGTAATATTTTCTAGTGAAAGGATGTCTTTTATTGATATATCTCGGTGTTGTATAATATGTTTTGATTCTACAAATTTATGATAGAGAATAACTGACTTTTTTTTTAATTTTTTTAGAAAATCAGTATCTTTATCATTATAAATTTGTTCAATAATTAATTCGGCGTCGTCTTCTTTTATATCTTTATCACGTTCATTGGTTTGGGTAGCGATGGGTAAAGCTAATGAAATTGGTAATGAAATCGGTAATAAAGATGGACTACTTGGCCCTATACTTGGCCCTATACTTGGCCCTATACCCGGGCCTAACGCCGGACTCATTGGATCATTTGATGCGTCATTTCTTCTTTTTTTATGATCTCTACGGGTTACAGATGACATATTTGTTTTATTTTTACCATTTAAATGACCTTTTCACTGCTTTTTCGCCAGTTTTTCACAAAAATATGTACCATTATTCACTATATATAAAAATATAGTGAATTTTTAGTGTTTTAATGTAGTCTTTTTGGTACAGCTTTTTTTTAAAAAGCTGTAGTTTATTTGCGAGCTTTAAAGCCGTTGGAGCCAACGAGTTGACTTACACTGCAATTTCCATCGAGAGCGCATGTTTGGTTGACAAACGTAGTGGGAGTGGTTTTTACGTAAGCAACGGATTGGTAATTAGCAATGGGGTTACCAGCAGCATCACGAGGAACATGGTATCCAGCTAAAGCGTTGCAGTGTTGTCCGCCACATTGACCGCAAAACATTGTATTTTGAGAATAAGTATAAGGAGCTTGGTTATAGTCAACTCCCATAAATACAGGGGTTACTTGATAACCTGATTCAACGCCGTAAGGAGCAAAAATAGGAGCAGTTGGTGCTACACCGAGAGGGGTAGAGGTGTTACCGCAATAGTTGTTTAACATTACGTAAGAGTTACTCATTTTTGGCCCGCTAGCGCCACTTTCGTATTGCATTGACATTTATAAATAATAAAATAAAAATATTTTTTTATTGCTTTTCACAAAAAAGAAATAAAAGATTTTTAACCAAACGTATTTTCGGTACTATACGTTAAATATAAAAAGTTGTCTTTCTTATCTTTCTCTTTTTCGTACAATTCAGACATCAATATAGAAGGTGAATAAACTGTACCATTCGCAAAAAGATAAATCGCCTCGGATTTATCTAATTTTGTACGTTTGCGAATATGATAAAGTAATACAGATAATGTGTTGTCTTTATCAATTAAATATTTATAACGTTCTAAATTAGGTGATTGTCTTTCATTATATTTATTTTTTTCTAAAATAACTGGTATACGGTCTGGATATTTTGTCAATATACGGCTTGATTCTTCAAAACGTTCTGTTAAAGAGTTGCTATCTCTGATCGATTCATATTTCATTTCTTTATTTCTTTATTTATTATTTTTTAAAATAAAATTGAATTTTTAATTTTATACCAAGCAAAATGAAAAAGAACCACTTATGGGTATTAAAAACTTAAACAAATTATTACAAAAATATGCGTCAAGTTGTTACACACAACAACATTTATCTGAATTTTCTTATAAACGTGTTGCTATCGATGTATCTTTGTATCTTTACAAATACAAAGCCATTGGCGGCGATAAATGGTTAGAATCTTTTGTGTATTTAGTATCTTCTCTTCGTAAATGGGACATTCATTGTGTATTTGTATATGACAATAAAGCGCCTGTAGAAAAATTTGATGAACAGCAACGTCGACGTGAAACTCGTTCTAAACAACAAGAACGAGTTCAAGAACTAGAAGAAGATATTAAAAACTATGAACAAAGTGGTAAGATTACTGAAAAAATGAAAGAAATTTGTCAAAAAGAAGGAGTCGCAATATCACTTTTACGTAAAGATACAAAACAATCTATTGATATAAAAATAGTTAAACGTAAATTACAGTCTATGAAAAGTATGATTGTATCGATTACAGAAAGTGATTTACAACTTACACGGGATTTGTTTGATTTATTAAAAATTCCTTATATTAAAGCGCCATCTGAAGCAGAAGCTTATTCTTCTTATTTATGTATTCATGGTAAAGTCGATGCAGTATTATCAGAAGATACAGATGTGTTGGCGTATGGTTCTCCATTATTTTTAACAAAAATTGACACATTTAGCGATACAGTTGTATCGGTTAATTATCAAACATTATTAGAAGAATTAGAAATGACAAAACAGACATTTGTAGATTTATGTATCATGCTGGGATGCGATTACAATTCAAACGTTCCGAAAGTTGGTATGGAAAAGAGTTATGCTTTATTAAAACAACACTCTGATATTGATAGCATTACAGAAATTGAAGAAGAAGCTAAAGTTATTTTAAATCATGTTCGTTGTCGAGAGTTATTTGCCATACCAGAAGAAATAAACGATTATATTCCATATTGTGGAATACCAGAATTCGATAAAGTAACATTATTTTTAAGTAATCATGGATTACGTTTCAATATGAAAATTTTACAAAAAAACACGGGTGAATCAGAATTAAGTTTTATTGAATGATAGATCCATATTTTAAATTTATAAAAACTACAACTTTTTATAAATTAAATTAATTATTTGGACAATCCATCATATTGAAAAAAGATTGATCTTTTTTACATGTACTTGGATATCCTGTAACGCATTCTTTACCATTACAGCAACAACCCAATTCTTCGTATTGTCCAGGGCGACGATTAGCGATTGATTGAACAGGACAATCCATCATATTGAAAAAAGATTGATCTTTTTTACATGTACTTGGATATCCTGTAACGCATTCTTTACCATTACAGCAACAACCCAATTCTTCGTATT